GCCTCAGTCGAAACGTCGGGGTCGGCCACGGAAGATTCTTTCACAGATCCCGAATCAGCGCCATCAGTATGTGTCATAGTCAAATTAATATTACACCCCGTCAGCATCAGAAGAGCTGCAACATTGACTAATTTATAGATTTTCATCCCATAATCCTCGTAATTTTTGGTTTTTTTATAAATATTTCAGGAGGTTTAAATATCAATTCCATCCAAAATTTCTCAGCTAAAGGCAAATAATGTGCCTCGAAATCAGCGGAGGGTAGCACTTCCATTGTGATACCTTTTTCTCCATTAAAACAAAAGTAATAGCATATTTCTGCGCGGGTGCATATAAGCTGATGCTGTATTTGACTCATGTAATAATCAGGTATCTCGACATTCTCGGCCATTTTATAGCTTTTCTCGCCACATTTTATCTCCAGTATACATTTTCCATCATCTGTTATCCCATCGAGAGATGCACCCAAAAATGGAAACTCCGACGATTCTACAACCGCCGGAGTAAAATTTTGATGTTTATTAATCGAATGGTAATGATCGCGCGCAATTGGTTCCATCTCTTGACCACGTTTCATTGCTGGAGTACATTCATTGTCAGGAATGAAGCCGAGTTTTCTTAGCCTCAATTCCATCGCGTCGCAGTAGGGGTTTACATCAAGAATGCTGCTAGCGTCTGAAGCAGTCAAAATTGATCGTCTCCATTGCAGCCATTCATCGGTTCCCTGTTCTAAATTAATTATCTTCATTTTTAGGCTCATTCATCTGCGCAAGTTTTTTGCTCAATCCGTCCAATACTTTATCGAATGCAGATTCTGGTAATTGGTTAAGTGAGTCACTACCAAAGCAGGCTTTGATCCACTTTGCAAATGCGCCTTTCTCAGAGCCTGGGAGCTTCGCTTCGAGTTGCTCAAGCATGAGCGCTTGATTAGTGTTAATCTGTTTTATTGGCGGAGGTTTTTGAGCTAACGGGGCAGCGGCAGGGGAGGATAAAGTCTTACCTCTCCCGACTGATGTTTCTCCGTCATCCTCGTCATCACAGACAACGCCGACAAGCGCAGATAGGGAATATCTGCGCAAATACGTGATAGCAGCACCAACGCCCTGAGAATCGTTTTTCGAAGGATTTAAAGGAAGATATGACTTTACCCACTGTCCGGATGTGTGGGCTAATGTCGTAACCATCACTATTTTGTCATCCATCATCTGCGTCGTTTGCATAATACACAAACCATTTTTTGACAACACAGGCCTAGCCGCATCCCATACAGATCCCAGATCGGCATATTTACTTTTAAAGAAAGGATTTATACTATCTTTTATAGCCGCTTGCATTTCCCCCTGAGCTTTAGACAAAGATGTTGCTAAATCATTAATATTTTCAGATTGATTCATTGATATCCCCCTACCTTGAACACATATAAAATTTCATTAATCCGCAATTTCTTCCATTTTCTCTGCATTCTTTACATTCGTAATCTTCGTTTCTATTTTCTACGAAAAAATCACGTTCGAACGATTCAAAATCACAATCAACGCATTTGTATGGCTGGTCTCTCTTGTAGCAATCATCACAGATCATCATATGATCTATGTCGTGAAAAGCGCCCTCTTCATCTTCATAGTCGCAGCAGTGGCATTTTACAATATCTATATTCATTAGTACCCCCTCGATGCCAACATAAACTGGGTCATTAAATATTCATTTAGTCCGGTAATGTCGCCCTCTTGAACATACTGAAAAACTTCTCTTTCCGCATATTTTATTTCGTCTGACGTAAAATTTACGTCGCCATTAAGATCTTGAATATCCAAATTCATTTTATTTTCCTTGCGTTAAAGTCATCGTATCATTACGATAACCAACACAAATGTACATGATCGTATCATTAAATGCAAACGAAAATAACAAAAAAAGAGAAAAAAAATGAAATTGAAAGAATATATTGATAAATATGCTGTCAAACAAGCCGTATTATCAAGACGCGCAAAAGTTTGTCAACAGACGCTTATGAGGGCTATTCGTGGAGAATACATAACATACAGAACGGCATTAAAAATATCAAAAGCGACTGAAGGACAAGTATCAGCTTTTGAAATACTTAATGATCCCGAAAAATCATCAACTACCGACACTGATGAGAATCGCGACACAACCCACAAAAAGCAACACGAAAAAAAAACACGTAACACAAAACAGTCGAAACTCGGGATCCCAACGAAATGCGAATAAAAATTGGTCAAATATCTCACGCATGTTTACCCCCTTTTTATTAAAATAGGGGAGCGCGACAATACTGTAAACCTTTTTTTTATTGTGAAATATGTGACAGGTGTTTATAGAAATTGAAACTGAAAAGAGGGGATTCGTATCAACCCGGCACCCCTCCATTCAGAAAATGAATCTGGATAAACTCGCCTACACTTTAAACGTGTAGTGATTAATATGCAACAACATTGTGAATATATGTATACTTTTTGTCCTGAATGCCACTTAAAACTACTCAACAGCGGCATTTCCGCATCCCTTTACCATTCAATATGTGAATTTAAAATCGCACATAATGAACCGACATCACTATACACACCATATTTTGAAGAAGTAATTCGTTATCTCGAAATTAACGGCTATATCACGACGACAGAATGCAGCGAAGACACTGTTTTTGCTAGACCGAATATGATCGCGTTAGATGACAATGAAACTGTAGTATTTTGCTCTGGTAACTGAACTGCGAATGTTATTGAATTTGATACCGGAACCGAGTAAAGTGTAGAAATGTTAAGGGCGACCCCGCAAAGGTCGCCCCTACACCGCGCCTGAGGGCCTGAGACACGTGGACATACAACTATCTCCACTATATCAGATACAGTTAATTTCCTCAAGCGCGAATCCTTAAAAATTATGAAAAGGGGCGCACACGTATGTCTGAAGGTTTTATACAACTCAAATATGAATTACTAAGAGAAGAAAAATTCGTTTCCTTACCACCATCATATCGTTGTGTTATGTGGACAATCCTTGCTTATTGTTGTTTTGATGATTGCACACAGGATGATCATGGTGTCGATGTAAAACTAAAACGTGGTCAATTCATGTGTACAATAAGAAGATTGGCGGAGCTTTCAAACGTCGGAAAAAAGGATGCAGAGAACGGATTAAAGAGATTAATTGAACTTGGATTTCTGGGACAACATTTGGGACACATAAAATCCGTTTTCACAGTATTATGGGGTATTTATTACAATGATGGTGGGACAAGAAAGGAGACAAGTTGGAGACAAGATGGAGACACAAAAGAACAAAACAACAAAACTAGACCTGTTGTTTCTGTAAAAGAACAACAACAGGCTGACGCCTCTGTTGTTGTTTTTTCTTGTTTAGAGAAATTGAAAGACAGCTCCATAACCCTAAAAGATAAAGCGTCGCTAACGGCTGCTTATATCACCAAGGAACGTGTTGTCATTGAGGCAGTCAAGGTTGTTACAGCCACAGGGTTTGTGCCACAGCACACGCTTTTAAAATCACTGAGGGCAGCATGTAAGGGTGAATGGAAATTGGAAAAAGCTCAGGATGATTTCGAAAAAAACAAAACATTAGCGCAAAGGTTGGAAGGGGAACATAACAGATATCGTTTTGAAGCCCTCAGCAAGCACTTAGAAATAATCAAGGGCGTTAAAGTTGACACGGTTTTATACACCATGTCTTACGAAAAATTCTACTCGGATGTCGAGTTGAAAGGGAAAATAAATATAAAAACAGAAATAGAAGAGTAAAAAAATGAGTTTATCAAAAGAAGAAAAGGAAGAATTTTTTAAAGCAATTTACACAGTTGCACAATGGGTAAAAAATTGTGATGATTTTTTGAAATATGATGTTGCGAAATATCTTTCTCTATGCTACAATATAAATCATAGTCCACAAACGCGCGTGAGGGCATATGTTAAGCAATAGAACAAATGACGCTATCGAAGAAACGGTATTAATTCTTTCGAAAAAAGAGATTGAAGATATTCTGATTTGGTTTACCGAAGAAACTTTTGTGAGACTTTCTAAAAAGATTGAAAATGCTTTTGATGAATCGACGGAATGTTTGGAAATCTATAAGGATGGGTCTTACTGCCCCGCCATGGCGATAACGAAACAGGACATGAATATCCAGGCGTAAATAAAAATAGGCCAGCATATGAAATCTATTGATTAATTAGATATAAAGGAAAAAATTTAAAATGATCGGAACTGAACAAATATTAACACTTATCCTCGGAAATGCTGCCGTTATAATTCCTTTATTTCTCTGGAATCGCTCAGAATCTCGCGCAGACATTAGACATATGGATACTAAACTCGAAAGCACAAGAGAGCTTGTTCGGGCTATTTATGATGAATCAAAAGATTTTCACGCAAGGCTTATTGCGCTAGAAGAAAGGAACAGAAAATGAGTGAAAAACAAAGCTTTTTACGAAACTATGCAGATACATTGACAATTATAGGTGTAAATCTTGTAATTGCTGTTTTTGTGTTAAATATATGTTTAGCAAATATAGCGAGAATTAATTCAATAAATGCCCGTCTTGATTCCATGCAATATATGATTCATTTCCTATTAAAAGAGATAAAAAAAGATTAGACACATGGATAAAAAAACACGAAAACACGAAAACACAAAATTTAACATTAAGGACAACAAACATGAATAATTATCAATTTATCAGCTATGAAAAAACACCAAACGATGACCTGCAATTGGGAGTCGCCACCATCCTAGTAAATGACTTCATCTATCGCTATCGACATATGCAAAAGAAAGATGGATCATCAACATATTTCGCAAGTGCCTCTATTTCGATCAAAGATGCGCAGGGCAACCGAAAATATCTTGATGGGATAGAAATGGACAGCCGTTCTAAACAAGAGCTCTTAATGTCGTTTCTACGAAAAAATGTCTCAGCTGCAATAGAAGAAACGAGACCTTCAATGCCTGCATCTGTTTTCACACCTATTGCATCCAACGCTACATTAATAAAATGTGAAGAAGATCAAGGAGTACCATTTTAATGATTTTGGGATTAAATGAACAAGAATGGAAAGAGTTGAAACAACAGCAATATGAATTTAATCGTAGAAATATGAAAATAATCGAAAAAATGGAAAAACAATATGAAGATTCAAGCAATCGGGAAAAATATCCTAATAAAAAGAACCCCACCCCAAACTCATAAAGGTGGGCTTCTACTACCTACACAGGAAGTAAAAAATGAAGGAGTCGTCATATCTGTCGGATACGAAGTAAACGAACTCGACTCTAGAAAGATCTTTATAGATGATATCATATTATTTTCACCCTATAGCGGGACACCCATAAAATTAGAAGATGAAGAGTATCTTGTCATAAATTATGATCACGTTTTGGGTGTGATTTATGACGAATAATCTATTAAATACATGGGGTGGTCATGGAAAACTGGCAAATAATTGTTGTAATTGTGTGTTTTATTATAATAATATATTTAAGTAGATATGAATGTTGACAGAAAATTTACCAGAAAAAAGAAAGTGTGCAATTTGTGGAATGTTTTTTCCAAAAGATGGAAAACGCACTGTTTGCTCTGCGATATGTTATGAATATCGAAGAAAATTCGTATTCTCTTCCTGGAAAAAAAAACCAAAAATATGTAAAATATGTAATGAAATAATAAAAGACCCTGAAAGAAAAACTTTATGTTCTCCGCAGTGTGTTTATATCTCTGAAGCGAATACTAGAAAAAAACATTATGAACGAAATAAGGTCAAACTGCGTAGAAATAAAAATACCTCTCAAAACAATAAGCGAGGCAAACGTCTCCGAGCACTGGACAAAATCCCACAAACGACACAAAAAACAAAAAGCGATAGTCCGTATCAGTTTGAGCACGTTACCCCGACAAATGATTCTCTTACCTGCACATGTATCGCTTGTCAGAATCGCACCAAGAAAATTAGATCGGGATGACAATTTACCCATGTCATTTAAATGGATAAAAGATGCAATTTGCGAATGGATTACTCCAAACCTTCAAGTCGGTCGTGCAGACGATAATGATCAAATTACTTTTTCGTACTCTCAAGAAAAAGGAAAAACTAAAGAATATGCAGTAATCATTAAAATATTATTGCCTAAAAAAATAAATTTAAATACAACTCAGTCGAACACTAATCCATAGCGTTCTCTTTGGTTGATCGGGTGAGGTTTCCACGCCTCACCCCTTTTTATACAAATGTACGAAAGGATAAAAATGATTTTTCATTCTTCAGATAGAAAAAAACTCAACAATTTAATCGAGTTGACTGAGGCTGTACAACAACAATTAATATCTGTTCGTGTAGATGATGTAAACGAAATCTTGAAATCCATTAAACATGTCGGATTTATTGTAGATTCACTGCTCGAAAAAATAGAAGTGCTTGACAGCAAAATCACATCCCTAGATAAACAGACTATTCAATACAAATTAGCGTCAGCCCCATCTCAACCCAAATCACACAAAAAAAAATAATTATGTCTGAACATTTATTCACCCCCGATCTTTCTACTTTGAAAAGACACCAAATTATGGATTTATTTTGTGAGGACACGAAAGAACCAATAGAAATGGATTGGGTTAATCTCAATGAAAAAACACCGGAATGCGTGGGAAAAGGATGCAAATTACTTGTAAAAACTTTAGACAATCTGGAATATTATGCGTATTTTTATATGGATAATTGCATAAATTTCTTAAAACATTTTAATGATATAAAAAAGCCTATATTTTTCGCAGCCCACTCTCACAATATCATTCATGATGTGACACATTACAAATATCTAAAAGAACCTGATTGACTCAAATTCAAATCTTTAATACATTCAAAATATGTCAGAGCTAACAGTGATTCTCAAAGACACAGAACGGACATACAGATATAAAAAAATGATCTATCAACCCTACACTATTACATATGACGATCCAATTATTATGGAAGCTCTAGAAGAAGCTAAAAAAAACTTCATCGGTGAGCCTGAGGAAATTATCATTAAAATACATTTTCAGGTGATATAATGGCTATTAATGCAGTAGGAAGACCTCCTGAATATGATCCCATCAAAATTGGTCAAGATATGGTAAAATGGGCTACGGATAATCCAAAAGCTTTGACTATACCTATGTATGCTACTTCCATTGGTTTACATTCAGGCGTATTTAGAAATTGGTGTAGAATAAATCCAGAGTTTTACGCACTGTATATGAAATCTAAAGAATTAATTGGTCTTAATAGGCTAAAATGCACTCAACCAGATTCAGAGTTTATTATTTCTGATTCTTTATATTCTAAAACCCTACATTATTACGACATCGACATCAAAACAGACATACGTGAAGATAAAGAATTTGAATCTTCTCTAAGAGAAAAAGAAGCTGGTGTCGTTCAATCTTCTTATAACATCCAGGTAAACCATGACCTCGCTGCCGGCGCTAACCTTCCAACCCAGGGACTATCAGAAGGGGATAATAAAGGCTCTCAATAGCGGTGTAAAGCGTGCTGTGTGGGTCGTTCATCGTCGCGGTGGTAAAGACGTAACTGCGTTTAATTGGTGCATATTCCAACTACTTCTTAATCCGAACTGGACTGCATATCATATCCTCCCCACATATTCTCAAGCTAAGAAAGTCATTTGGGATTCTTCCACCTCTGAAGGCGTTCGCATCCTTGATTACATCCCAAAAGAGCTAATTCAGTCCAAGAACGGCCACGAAATGAAAATAAGGTTCACGAATGGAAGTCTCTATCAACTTATTGGAAGTGATAATATTGACAGCCTCGTGGGTACTAATCCAAAAATCATTATCTTTAGTGAGTATGCCATTCAAAGCCCTGCTGCTTGGGATTATCTACGTCCTATCCTGGATGTTAATAAAGGGTATGCTCTCTTCATAAGCACTCCAAGAGGTAAAAATCACTTTTTCGATCTCGTTAACATGGCCCGCGGTAATGATAAATGGTTTTGTGAAGTCTTATCTGTTCGTGATACGGGTGTTTTAACCGATGATGATATTTCAGGAATAAGAAAAGAAGGAGTGAGTGACGAATTAATCGAACAAGAGTATTATTGCAGCTTTAACAGGGGTGTGGAGGGTTCTTATTATGGGAGACTTATCGAAAAATCACGTGAAGAGCGACGAATTTGTAACATTGCTTACGAGACTCGTAGTCCTGTGTTTACTAGTTGGGATATTGGCTATGGGGATAGCACAAGCATTACATTCTGGCAAGAAATCGGTGGAGAGGTTAGAATAATTGATTTTTATGAAGCACAAGGGGAGGGAATAGCACATTATGCTAAGATCATCCAAAACAAACCATATGTATATGGGACGCACTATCTTCCTCACGATGCAGGCTCTGGATCAATTCAAACAGGACGTACACTTCAAGATATTGCATGGGAACAAGGACTTAAAACGACTATATTGGAAAGAGAGACAGATATCAGTATTGGCATTGAAGCGACAAGGGCAATGCTATCTACTGTATTTATAGATAGTGTTAAGTGTGCCTTTCTTTTAAAATGTCTTGAGAACTACCATAAAAAGTATAACGAGAAAACGCAAAATTATAGTGAGTCTCCACTCCATGATTGGTCTAGTCATGCCGCAGATTCTGTTCGATACATGGCGAATGCAAGAATACAATTTGGTAGAGGGCCAGGATCATTAACTCCTGAAAAGCTTATGCAAATGAAATCAGCGGCAGGATTCGGGCCCAAATCAATTCCGATAAGACATCAAGTAATGAATGCACAACCTTTTATAGGAAGGAAATAACATGAAAATACAATTAGAAATTTTTGAAGTACTCAGAAACATTAAACAGGCTGTCGAAGCGCATGATAAAATATTTCGAGAACATCCCAATTTAGATGAAAAAAAACAATTGGAATATTTCACAAATTTCGTGCAAGAGAATTTAGATTACATAAAAAATCACATGATGAATCATTGCGAGGAATAAACGAATATGAAGTTTGCTAAAAAGATTTTATATGAATTCTATTATAGCAGACATTTTAAAAAAAGAATGGTTTGTATAGAACCATTTCAAATGAATATGAAAGCAATAGCTACCATGTGTAAAGTATATAAAAGACTTTACAGAATTATTAGAGAGATGGTTTCATGACACCAGACCAAGAACTACTAAATAACGCTCAACTTCTTTTTAACCGCAATGGCAAGTTGTCAATCCCTTTACTTCAAAGTCGTCTAAAAATATCTTACCAAATGGCCGAAATGATAATGAGATATTTTAAATAGCAAAAATTGCCATAACCATGATTATCAGACGTTAAGCCCTTTCATGTTCCTTCCCTTATTTTCTTTGATATGTTAACGTAAATTTAAAATTGAAACGAGGTGAATGATGACTAGCGGAGCCTTGGAAAGAAGTCAGGTAGTGCCCAACGTCTATAACAATTTCTACCAAGACGGAAAACCCGATATAGTAAAGGAAGCAGACGAAAGATACCAGCAAAATCTCAGTGCATGGCAACTTTTCTTCTGGGAGCAGCTAATAGACAGAAAAGTATATTTAGGTGACCAAAGATACTTAAATCTTTATTCAGGTATTAATTACGAACACCAGAAATATATCTTCAACGTCTCGATGCCTGTTGTGAATATGGTGTGCGGTCGTCAGCGTCAACATCGGAAGGGAACTAAAATGATCCCGGTACATGGATCAAGCTCTCAAACCGCTTCACAAGCCACTAAAGTGATTCAATCAGCCTACTCATACGACAACACATATAATACCATCTCTAATTGCTTTAAAGAGGCCGCAGGCATAACAGGACTATCATTAATGCATTCATGGATAGATTATCGACGTGATCCAATATGCGGAGATCTAAAAACAGAATGCTTCAGTGCTGATATGGTGATGATGGATGCATTTTGGCGTGAGATGGATTTAAGCGATTGCCAGTTTATACGTACGCGTAAATACCTACATAAAGAACAGGTGAAACAGCTATTGCCTGGCCGCGCAGCAGATGTAGACATGTTAAATGACCA